TTTTTTCTTGCCTGGATGTATCCGTAGAAGCCGACCGACTTGTTGAATGGCTTCTATTTCGGATTTACGGGCTTGGACAAGAACCAACCAATGAAGATTCTTGATATTCTCCCCTAGGCCGAATGTTCCCGTGGTAGCGACTAGGATTTGATTTTCACTTTCCTTTATAATATCCTTGATTTCTATTCTGTCGCCCACATTGACGGTGCCTTCTATCAGGTGTACTCCTTCGCCGAAATACTCCTTCAGCATGTTAGCCATTTCCCTTGCGAAGTCTACATTACGGATAAGAATAAGGCCGTTGGATTTCTCCATTCTCAACCTTGCTTCTTTCACGAGTTCTATAATATATTCACGCCGCTTGGGGTTGTAACGGATGAAATCCTCATATTCCTTGTATGTCTTGATTTCAGGTTGAATGGCATAACTCAACAACTTGACCCGAATCTCGGCATCGGAGATGCGCTCGTCCTCCTGAAGTTTCTTGATGGTATTGGAAGCCGTGATGGGGCCGAACAGGGATACAGAATTGAAATATTCCAACTTATCCGTGTCTCTGCTGATAACCGTGGCCGAGAAACCATATTTGTATTTGGTCGGGAACGAAGTGATTATTTCCTTCGTAACCTTGGCCTCTGCGGATGTTACATGAACTTCATCCTGTATCAACAACTCAAAGCGGTTGGGATAATCCCTGTCGAGTTGCAACAGGGTCTTCAGGGATTGCCAAGTGGCCACGACCACGGGCTTGTCCCATTCCTTGTTGCCTCCGTAAAGCCTTCCACATTCTTCAGGCTTGATAAAAGGGGAATGCAGAACTAGGTCGGAATAGATTTGCTCCACCAATGTCTGCCGCGGAACAATCAGAATCATATTCTTCAGACCCTTGAGGCGGTAAAGGTTCATAAGGGCAATTTCTATGTAACTCTTGCCCGTGCTTGTGGGTAGTTTGCTCAATCCGTAGTTGTACCGCAACATCTTTTCGATGACCGTTACTTGGTCGGGAAAAAGCGTGGCATCCTTCAGGGCCAACTCTATTTCAGGCCGCTCAAACTTGAACTGATTCAATATTAGGTCTTTGTCGAACTGAACTTCCCATTTGTTGATTTTGGCAATCCGCAGAATTTCTACAAGCAAGCCTGAAAGGATTATTCCTTCGCTGCTCAAGAACCTTATCTTGCCATCCCACTTTTTCGCTTTGAAAGCGGGGTGCCAAAACGCATTTTTATCCTTTGCTGAAAAGTGCAGTTGCAAAAAGGTGAATATGGTTTTGTCGGCTGAAATTTTTAGGTAGTTCGGGGTAGCCGTTTTCTCAACAAGTATCATTTATTCTATTTTATATAATCCTTTTTGATTTTCTTCCAATCAATATCCCTATCATTGGCTTTTATTTGCCACTTATTTACTTCCTTTTTTAGTTGTTCAATTTTTTCCTTGTTATTAATATTCTTTTTCATTTCTCCGTAAATATCTCTTAATTTGGCTGTAATTTCTATAGATTGTTCTTCTTTTGATTTCTTCTTGAATTCATCTTCTTGTCTCAAAATTTCTTCACTCTCTTCATATTCTTGTTCCATTTCTGTTGACCATGCTAAAGGTGTCCCTGTTAATGCTTCTCTTTCATAAGGGTCAAACTTTTGTCTGACTTTATACTTATCGGGAGCCTCTTCAACATCATGCCATTCAGATGCAATCTTGTGATATTCTCTGTGAACTCTTACGGCAACATGATGAACCTTTTCTTCCTTGCAAGCATAACAATCATTGCAGTCTCCACGACATGCAAACCATCCTTTTTGATTTGTGTCTGACCATTTATTAAAATGAGGATTTTTCTTTACTCCACCTTGATATACAGGAACTCCATTTTCATCGGTGTGGCTCCACATGACATCTTCATAATAAAGAACCCCAGGCTTTCTTTTTTGTAGTTTATTTCTACGAGTATAGATGGATGGAAGAGCAGTAAATACTTTTCCTACATACACACCACCTTCTTTCCCCTTCTTGGGTACATTTAATCCTGTTATAGCAGCAAATCCTGAACCCTGAATATGAACATTCTTGAAAAGATGTTTTTTCAAGATATCCCTACGAGCTGTGTATGTATAAGAAATGAGATTCAATTTCTCTTTGGCCAATCTCGCCACTTCATCCATTTTTTCAGCATCAGCAACATCTTTTAAGTCGCCCGACTCGTTGAACCGAATATATTTTAATTTAGCACTTTTTTCTTTACCATAAATTCTCTCATGACCTTTAACGGCAGGTTTTCCATATTCTCCTTCCTTTGGTTTCTTTTTATCCATTTTAACAGGATAAACCATTTCACTTCCTTCGTTGTTAATATAAAATTCGTGTAATTTTTCAAAAATTTCTTCAGCCGTATGAGTATCCCAAAATCTCATCTGTCTTAAATGACCTTGAAGAACTCTTCTATACTGTACTTCGTCTTGATACGCATAACAAGCGATTTTATATTGTCCACCAATAGGTTTGACGATTTTACAAAATCCACCTTCCAAGGAAGGGCAAAATCTTGCGGGTTGAAGATTGAAAATAATTGTGTCCTGCCCAACTTTACTATTGCCTATGGTGAATAGATTTTCAGGGTCAGACTCAATGGATTCCCAATCAACATCTTCATCAATCAAAAAATATTCGGCCTTATTCCATCGAGGGTCAACTTGTTCCTCAAATGTCTCTTCTTCTTGGAACTCATCAACCTCTTTCATATCGGGTAATGGCTCTTCTTCCTCAGAATCATCACCTTCATCATGAACAACTTCGTTATGTTTAAACTGCCGCTCCAAAGTATCTTCTTGTATGGCCTCTAAATATTTTAGGGACTTTTCCGAATTCTGTATGCAAGCCGCATTATCAGTTCCAAATTTTTCTGACATGAATTTATCCATTATATATATCTCCCTATCCACCCTTTATGGTGTTTTCTATTACCTCTTAAAACTTGACAAATACCACTATGAACTAAAGAATGTTCCTTACAAAAATCTTTGTAATAAGATAATTTGTATTCAATACCTTCAGGAGAAGTTAGAATAACAGGTCGTACTCTAGGATTTTTTTCTCCACTTAATATTCCTCTCATTCTTTCACTATGTTGTTGTTTCCATTCTTCTGTATATTTATGTCCAAAATGAGGAGAATCTTTCCCAAATCTATGAATATTAAACATAGGATTATTTCGGCCCTTAGATAATCCGTTTTCTATTCGGGTTTCACTTATTTTTTGCTTAGTTATTTTATGTCTATGTTTCTGTTTATTACCACCACTATCAAGATTGTACCCATTAGGAGCCAAAGTTCCCAACTCCTTTATCAAGAATCTTTCGTGCCAATCCAAATCCTCTTCAGAACAGGAATAAGAAATCCACTTGAAATTTTCTAGTCCATATTTTTTGATGGCTTTATGGAGTATTGATGTGGGATTACTTCCATTTTTATGCTGTTTTATTCGTTCTTTTACTTCTCTCATAGTTTGACCCACATTTTGCTTGCCATTTATCAGATTTGTACAAATATAAATATTCCCATCCATATCTTTATTTATTACTTCAGATGTTTTATTTCCTTTATTTCAGTAAAATCAACTTTGCTTAATTCGATGATAGAATCAAAAGAAATGACGCTGTTGTGTTGCGCCGCATAGTTATGGCTCAAGAGATACACACCCACATTGTTTTCCTTGTGAAACTTGTTCAGAATCTCAAAAATCAGTTCTACCTTGGGGGCAGAAACCGCAGTATCGGCCACTTCGTCAATAATCAGCACGGAAGGACGAAAACTCAAGGTGTTGTAAAAGAACTCTATAAGGGAGAACAGGACGATGAAGTTGATTATCTTCTTTTCGCCGCCGCTGAAGTTATTCAACGATAATGTATCTTGAAGGTCGAATTTTAGTTTCAGATTGTTGTCAAACTTGAAGGAAAAGTCCATGTCCATTTTCTTGATGAACTTGGCTATGATTTGATTCAATACCTTCAACACTTTGTCGATGAAAAAGTTCAGGATGCCGTCGGAGGAATTGTCGAAAAGTTGCATCAGCAGGTTCAGGTCGCCAACGGAAGTATCCAAAGAGGCATTGTCATTTCTCAACTTCAACAAATCCGACTTGATGGTGTTGAACTCATCCACCAACCCCAAGTGGTCTTTGTAGTTTTCCTGAAAGAACTTCATCTGTTGGGAAACCTCTTTGATGGCGTTCGTGATTGTGGTATGGTCGTTCGACATACATAGAATAGACAACTGAATATTGTCTTCCAACTCCTTTATCTTCTTCAGTCTTGCATCGCAAGCATTTTTTTCGTTTTCGAACTCTGTTTTTGAAGCATCCGAATTGCGGATTTCCTCTTCGTATTCTTTTTTCAGTTTATCTGTAGTATGAGAATCAATACGTTGATGACATAAAGGGCAAATATCAGAAGCAACAAGAATAGCATCCAATTTAACTTTCGTTTCATGGATTCGTTGAGTGTAATAATAGATTTTAGATGTGATAGCATCCCGTTTAGTAAGTGTTTCATTCCTCTTCTCCTGCAATGCCTTTATCTTTTCCTTATCATTCCTTTGTTCTATATTGTTGTTCAACATAGTGAGTTGGCCTTCCAACTCTTCCTTCTTCTTGTTATATCTATCCAACTGCTTTGCGTAGTTATCGACTTTTTTGGAAGACTCTATGATGCCTTTCATCTTTTTCAGGAACGCTATTTTTTCCTGAATCTTGGAGTTGTTCAAGTCCATTTGCTTCTGCGTGGTATTGTATTCCTTGCGGACTGTTTCCAAGACCTTTTTGAAAATGACATCCTTGAAGAATATCTTCTCGAAACGGTCTTTGAGTTTGACTGAACCTTCTTCCTTGATGAAGTCCAAAACATCCGAGGCGTTGATAATGAAGATGTTGGTGAACACATCTTCGGAAATGTCCAACAACTTGTTCAATTGATTTTGAGTTTCGTACACATTGTCGTTCTGATAGGTTACTCCCTTGTGGGTGTAATAGAAGACATTCGGCTTGCGGCTGCGGTGGACTGTGATTTCCTCTCCATCCTTTTCAAGAACCAACTGAACATACATCTTCGCCCGATTGCGGTAGTTTATTAGGTTGGTCTGCTTGATGTCCCGCCCCGTTTCTCCGAAGAGAGCATACAGGACAGATGAAAAGAATACGACCGTCTTGCCTACGCCGTTGGAGGAAGCCGTATGATAGTTCCAACCGCAGACGAAGTTGATGCCACGGTCAAAGTCAATGACAATGGGCTTGTTACCCACGGACAGAAAATTACGGATTTCGATTCTTTTAAATATGAGTTCATTCATGTGTTTTCGTTTATAACAATATTATACCACAAACTGTAGTGTATTTTAGATTTTTCCGTCTGCTTGAAGTTGGGCTATCAACTTGGGGTCAACACCCAATTGTTGAAGTTTGGCCGCATTATTCTTTTGGTCGGCGGCAATTTGTTGCGGAGTCCTAGCCCCTGCCTTCTTCTTTTGCTCATTCTGTTTTATTATGGTTGACAAGGCTAAAGCCTGTTTTTGCTTTTGGGCATCGACCTGTTTGGGATTTTGTTGAATTTCTTTGACCTGTTCTATATCCTCGTAAATGTCATTGAACTCTTCCATCGTATATCGGCGGTTTCCTTCATCAACCAACTTGTTGATGTCGGCCTTGTACTCTTCAAATTGAGGAAATAGGTCGGTCATTATCGGAGTTTCCTCGTCAAACTCTTCGTCTTCGGTCTCTTCTTGATATCCGTATTTTTTCAACT